TGTTACCCGTGCAAGCACCGACGTGCCCGAGTGGAAGCTACAAGCCGCCTCGGTTCGCTCGCTGCGGGCGCTACCAGAGTTCAACAAGCGGTTCACTCTGGCCGGTGACATGGCTGCAGGCCGGCGCGGCTGGCAGACGGCGACGATCGCTAAGGCCACAGGCCTTGTGAAGGGTGAAGCAGATTTGCGTTTGTACATGGAAGGCGGGCGTCTCGGGCTGATTGAGTACAAGGCTGCAAAAGGCCGTTTGTCGCCCGAGCAAAAGGACAGGGCGGCTTTACTGGCCATGCTGGGATTCGGATACCAAGCAGTCATCAAGGCCACCACAGAGGCCGACGCGGCGATGCAGACGGCGGCGGTGGTTAAGGGGTGGCTTGGTATCGCAGATAATGACAACGACCCTGATGCAGGGTGGAAACATACAAGGAGCTTGTGCTCATGAAATCCTACCGGACTGTGCTTGGCCATACCGATGATTGGCGCTCAAACGTCCCGTCCTGCACCGTCATCAGCCAAGAGCGTCAAGAACGATTTAGCGGCCTGTATGACGCATACGGCAATCGGCTTTATGCGGTGGACGCACCAGAGCCGGTTGGATTTGTTAGGTTTGGGGAAACTGCCATGAAGGACGACAAGTGAACGACAACCGCACACCGGCAATCCACCGCTCATCTGTGGCTGAGCAGGCCACCCGGCAGCGCCGCGGCAACCCGCGCCCATACCGTAGCAGCCATTGGCCGCAAGCGGAGCGGCTGCAATACGAGGACGGCGGGGTCCATATGATTGGCGCCATGCTGGACTGGCGAGCATTCAACGCCATGCCAGTGACTTGCGTTGCCAATGACAACTACATCGAACCAGAAGAAGCAGAGGCGGGCGAAGAGCAGGAACGCAGGTTCGATAACCTCATGACGACGCAATCTGCGCGACTGACTATCAAGCTTCAGGCCGATGGGAAGCTATGGCGGCCATCCGACGAGCGCTTTGACATCCCCCACCAGAACGATCGTGCAAGAGCAGAACCAGGCCCCGGACAATACAAGGCAAACGGCGTTGAGTTATACCAAATCGAGGCAAACGCCGAAGATGAGGCCATTCGCGCCATAGACTGCACCAGCGCGCGCAATCGGCTTGGGCATGTGTGTTGCAGGTTGCTTGATTTGGCCAGTGCAGACTCCACGACAGAGGAAATCGCTGACGCCGTAAAGCAGCCGATGTCGCATAAGATGGAAACATACATCGATTGGAGCATCGTTAGTTGGATGCGCGATGGCGCGTATTTGGATTATGCGGCCTAATTGCATGTTGTAACCAATTGAAATCATTGCATGTCACAATTTTACAAGTAAGTAGGAGGGTAAAACCTCTCGACGGGCCTCGTCACGTCGGCATGCAGTCGTCAGGCATTAGCTGTTTATAGACATCAGACATTGGCCGTTCAGCACGCTTCGCCCGTCCTTCAATTCATAAGGCTGCCCCGTGCCAACAGTTCGCAAGCCGGCTGACATTATCGCTGCCGAGCTGTGGGACCACGATGACCCAGACGAGGCCGCACAAGATATCGTTGAGGCGCTAGAGGTTAACTGTTGGCGTTTGGTGTATGTGCCGGACGCAGGCATAGAGGACGCAGTTGGCGTGTGACTCTTAATTAGATGGCTCGGCTTTACGACTCTGCTCAGTGGGACAAGTTGCGTGAGTGGCAGTTATCAAGGGAGCCTCTTTGCCAGTTCTGTAAGGCGCAAGAGTTCGTGGTGATTGCCGATGTCGTCGATCACATAAGACCGCATAAGGGTGATAGGGCTTTATTTTTCGACCCAGACAATCTCCAGTCACTTTGTAAAACTTGCCATGATAGCACGAAAAAACGGATTGAGTTGGGGCAGCAAGTCATAGAGTTCGGATCTGATGGCTGGCCCTTGTAAGACATGTATCAAGATACGTAAGGCGGCATTTGCCGTAATTCGCACAGTAGTTCCAAAAGCCAAGCAAGAATCAAAAGAGGCTGATGGTGACCTTTCTGTGCGAGGAGATACCGGCAGCAGCGAACGATAATAAACCTTCGTGCTTACGTTGCGGTACGTTGTTCGCGCCATCAATCGGCAAGAAGTACTGCTCTCGCAAGTGTAAGAAGTTGTCGAGCGCATCGCGCAATGGTCGCCATACGACTGCCCCTGAAAGATTATGTGAAGGGTGTGGGTCTGCCTTTAAGGGTAGGCCTAACGCGCACTACGCGGCCAGGTACTGTTCTAGGAAGTGCGCTGGGAATGGTGTAGTTCACGGCCAGTCAGATGGTAACGTCATAAAGATTGTCGCTGATCAGCGATATTGCCAACAGTGTGGCGGCGCGTTTAGGCCAGCAAACAATCGCAATAACGCGAAGTTCTGTGGCTCTATATGTGCCGAGGTAAATGCCAACGCTGTTGCTGGTGGTATCCGCCGAGCCCGCATGTATGGCGCCGCCAATGATAACGTAGACCCGATCGCCGTATTTGAGCGTGATGGTTGGAAATGCAAGATGTGTGGGGTCGACACACCACGATACTTGCGTGGGACTGACAACCCTAATGCACCTGAGATGGATCACGTTGTAGCGTTGGCATCTGGCGGTTCTCATACATACGAGAATGTCCAATGCTCATGCCTGAAGTGCAATCGCACGAAGGGCACTAAGTCGTTGGAATTGTTTATGCTTGCTTCATGAAGTCAGGGGGCGCCGGCAAAGTCTCAGGCCTTCGCCTCTAGCTACCGTCGGCCCCCAAAAATACACGCATCTGCAAATCAGAATATGGGTCTAAATTGTGGCTAGGCCACGAATTCCAAAAGCCAAGGCAAGGCTAGAAGCGCGCGATAAAGTAAACGCTGGTCGTTTCAAGAACCGCAAAGAGCCGACGTCGCCTGACGAGATTGGCGACCCGCCCGAGTGGATGGGAGGCGAACAGCGGTTAGCTTGGCGCACTTTCCAAAAAGAAATTCCATGGCTCAACGGTTCGCACCGCGGCCTTGTTGAAATTGCAACGATCATTAGAGCTCGGCTCACGGCCGGCGAAGAAGTCGGAATCCAGGCACTAAATCTTCTTCGACAATGCCTTGGCTCGATGGGCGCTACGCCGTCCGACGCAAGCAAGGTGAGCCTCCCAGAGGATGACGAAGAAGACGACATCCTCGACTGATGCGCTAGACCGTGTTTCGGCATACGCGCAAGGTGTAATTGATGGACGTATCGTTGCTGGCCCACACGTCCGAAATGCTTGCCGTCGTCATTTCGACGATTTGGCCAGCGCTTCCGAGCGCGGACTGCATTGGGACGATGCTGCAGCCGTTCGCGTCTTCAGGTTCTTCGAAGAGAAGCTAAAACTATCCGAAGGCCAGTTTGAGAATGCCCCGTTTGTCCTGCAGCCGATGCAGGAGTTTATTCTCGGCTCGTTGTTTGGATGGAAGCGGGCTGACGGGACTAGACGCTTCCGCCGGGCCTACATAGAGGCTGGCAAGGGTTGCGGTAAGTCGCCTCTGGTTGGAGGCATCGGGCTTTACGGTCTGACTGCTGACAATGAGGCTGGCGCGCAGATCTACAGCGCCGCGGCGACGAAAGACCAGGCGGGAATTCTATTCCGCGACGCCTGCAAGATGGTCAGGCAGTCGCCTGAACTTGATAAGCGGCTGAAGTTTAGTGGCGGGTTCGCGCGAGAATTCAACATCGCGCACCACAAGTCGCAGTCGTTCTTTCGACCGATGTCCCGCGAGGCCGGCAAGACTGGTTCAGGTTTGCGACCGCACTTCGCGCTCTGCGACGAGGTCCACGAGCATCCCGGTCCAGAGATTATGCGTATGCTGGAGGCGGGATTTAAGTTCCGCCGTCAGCCGCTTCTAGTAATGATTACCAACTCTGGCAGCGATCGGCTGTCGGTATGTTGGAAAGAGCATGAGATGGCCTGCGCTGTTTCCGCGGGCACTCAGACGCCGGACGAGATTTACGAGTACGTCGGCGAAACGTGGGAAGGATCTGACGAATACTTCTCGTATGTCTGTGCGCTTGATAAGGATGACGACCCGCTAGAGGATCCGTCCTGCTGGGTTAAGACCAACCCGTTGTTGGGTATTACTGTCACGAAGGAATACATCGCGTCGCAGGTTGCGTTCGCGAAGAACTTCCCGAGTGACGCGCCTGGCGTGTTGCGGCTTTACTTTTGCGTTTGGACTGACGCACACACCGCGTGGATGCCTCGCAAGACCGTCGAATCCGTTATGGCGGACTTCGATATTGCGGACCACACCGGCAAGTCTGTCTTTCTTGGGATTGATCTCAGCTCGCACAAGGACATGACTTGCGTGGCGTATGTTGCACCAACTGGCCACAAAGAGGTTATCCGGCCAGACGGTAGCGTGTTTCTGGCGCCTACGTTTGATGCTTGGGTGGATTCGTTCACGCCATCCG